TTGTTTCTTTTCCGCAGTCGCACACCCAGACTGTTTTGACATGGGATCCGCGAGATAAGCTGATTGGGAATTTCAGCCGCAAAGACCCGAACTTCATGCCCGCGGCCTTTGCGGCTGAAATGAGCCGACATTTTCCGCAAGATGATGATTTGCCGGAGGTGACTTGTGCCACGGACAGTTCAACCGTCGCTCCGCAGTCGCACACCCACGCAACACGTTTGTGGGAATGCGCGTGAATGTCTATGGGATTCTTCATTTGAAGCTTCCCGTATTTTGTCAAGCGCCATTCGCTTGCGTCAACAACCCCACACTTGCCGCAGCTTTTCACGCGGCCTGACACAAATGCCTTCCACGGTTTTTGTGTCGTTTTTCCGCACGAACATTTAAAACTCACCAGGCGGGACGAGCCTTTGGACGGTGTTTCTTGTCCTGGAATTGGTGTCAGCATCAATAGCCTTCTATTTTGTGGGAACAATAACACCAAGCTCCTGATGAAGTCTTTGTGTCATACGCATAGTAACACGCAGACCAAAAAAAGTTGTCACATATATATACGAATACCACTTTAAGGAGCAACTATGAGTACTGGACCGTTCACCACCTACGCACCTCCAGGTGTTTACACCTACACCACTTCTGAGCCGGCTGTTGGCCAGCTTCTTGGTGGTTTGCGCGTCCCAGTTCTGGTCGGAACTGGGAAAGAGACGCTTTCTCAAACCGATTTTGAGATCATTCGTGGGTCAAGCAGCGTCGCTGACACCCCGATTTTTGGTGAGGACGCTGCCGGAAGGTGGGTAACGGGCGGGACCAACAGCAGTCCGACTGTTGGACCTCAAGACGGATCGTATACCAGATTCAGAGTTCGCAATTATCCTGTTGTGGATGGCAACGGCACTGGGAAAGTGACGTACGACCCGTCCAAGGTTTCTGTGACTGTGAACGGTCAACAAGTTGTCGTTTCTCAACTGGATGGCCAGAACGGCATCGTTTCTTTGCTGCTCCCGACTGAATTGACAGACAGCGTGTCCATTAGCTACTATTTCCACCGAAAAGACACGCGCATCACTGACGACGTGTCTAGTCAGGTGACAGACGGGTCTGCAGTTCTCATTGCTCCGCAAGCTGAGACATACGACATCACCACGGGGACCAATGACGTTCTCCATTTGATTTTGGACGACACAACCCCGGTAAGCGTCACTCTGGCCGGCGGAACGCGAACGGCTGCTGAAGTGGCGAACGACATCACTGCGGCAGCCGTGTCTGGTTTGTCCGCATCTGTCCACATTGATGCCCAGGGCCTCAACCATGTTCAGCTGATTGCTCTCGGAAACGTCCTTGTCTCAACCGACAGCCCGAATGCTGCTTCCGCTCTCGGGTTCAATCCTGGGGACTACACGGGACGAAGCTCTGTGTTCCGCGTTGCCAACGGTCCCATTGTTGATGGGCTTGATGGGGGCATCACTACCACAGACACTTCAAAGGTCGTGGTCATGGTGAATGGCGTCCAAGTCATTGCCAGCGCAGTTGACGGGGTCAATCGGCTCGTCACGCTTCCGTTCGCCCCCAGGGCTGGATCCGTTGTCACGATCCAGTATTACTTCAACACGTTCCAAGACACGTTTGACTATCTTCCAAACAGCAATGTTGTCACTGTTGGAAACATCGGCATTGCTCCCGGAAGGCGCGATTATATCAACGGAACCGATTTCATCGTTGTCAACGATCGCGACCAATCCATCATACAATGGGGGACGGCGATTCAAATTGCCAGCGGGCAAAAGACTGGAAACGTCTCGTTTGATGGAACTCAAGCATATGGCCTGTTGGTGGACAACAGGATGTATGGCGCGGAATGTGAGCGGTACACCGATCCAGTGACGAACACAATTTCCACTACCAAGTTCGTCATGCCCTTGACGCCTACGACTGGAAACGGACGCGACACGCCTCTCGGGATATCGTTGTATCAAACTGTTACGAACGGCCGAATCGATTTGCCGACAAATCGGCCCGACCTTGTCACTGTGTATACCGGCAAGACGTTCCGAGACGCTTTTTCTCGTCCTTCCGTGCCAGTCATGGCAGTTGAGTCGGCCACCGGAACGCTCACCCTCAAGAACCCTGTCCCTGCCGATTACAAGGCATACGCGACGTTCTGGTACAACACGATCGTCGACGAGCAGTACACGCTTAAGTGCACTGCTTCCGGACCAAGCGGAGTTGGGAAGTTCACTGTCACGGCCGATTCCAGCGGTCAACCGAAGTTTCAAGTTCGGTTTGGCTCCAAGACGAATTTGCCTCAAACTGTTCAATGGCCATCCGGCGTTGAGCGTTTGTCGGACGCGGTCCACTACGGCGGGGCCCCGGTTTCGGAAACCATCACTGTCACGTTTGACAGTTCTCTCATGCCAGCGACCCATGCGTCGTTCTCGAACGCCAATCCTAGCCCATACGACATCTATACGTATTCCCGCGTTTTTGGGAATGTGATCGTCGACGGCATTCCTGTTTCGGTTAGCTTGAGCAACGGATTCCAAGCGCAGCTTCTCAGTGATCCGATTGACGATCCGACTGCTTTGGTGTTCACAACGACTGACCATCTTGCTCTTCGCATTGATGGGATTGATCTGGCGCCAGTGGCGTTGACTGGTTTGACCACCATCGCAACAGTGGTTAGCGCGATTAACGCTGCCATTGATGTTGACACTCAGGTTCATAGCGATGGGTCAGACAGCTTTGCCACCACAAGCGATTTTGAAACAATTGTCGATCTTGCCAACGACGTGCGCGCCAAGTACATCGCGCACTTGGCGATGGGCACGTGGCATCTTGCGGCCGACTCAACAAATACGATTGCGTCCCCGGCTGCGACGGACTGGACTTCTGTCGTCACGTTGTTGAACGAATTGCGCACCCAATACACGGCGCACTTGGCGGCTGGAACTTGGCACGGATCGATCGACGGCACCAACGTTCTGACAGCGCTTGCTGTCACAATGGGCAGCCCCACGGCTGCCAGCATCGCCTTGGCACTCGCTTTGGTCAACGATCTGCGCACTCAGTACGAAGCGCATCGCATCGATCTCTCAGGCGGGACGCCGATTCACGACGCCGCAGGCGACACGGTAAACGTCATCGTGGAGCCAGTCGCTTCTTTCTTGAGCCAGGGCCTCGCCTCCTCTGTGACTTACGGGACACAGGCGCTTTTGCTCATTTCTGGCCAAAATCTGAAGACCCAAACAAATGGTCTCGTGTCAAACGTAACCGTTCTCACCCCGACCGGAGTTGGACAGGTCGACGCTTCAAACAAGCTCGGCTTGATTCCAGGAGACGCCGCAAACGGTTCATGGAGCGCGATCAATCAGCCGGCCACCATGGTTGGGACGATTGCGGAGCCCTTTTCCATTTCCGCGGGCGTCAACGATGGCTTTTTGTTCGGAATCGATGGAGTCAGCTATACGGCAACTCTTCCTTCCGGATCGGCCGTGTCGCTCGAGGCCGTTGTCAACTATGTCAACGCATGGTACGCAGGGTCCGCCCCGGCAGTTGACCAGGCCATTCTGTTGGCAGACGCCGTCGTGTTGTTGAACAGTTTGAAGCTCAATTACAACACGCACATTGCTAGCGCAGTGTATCATACTGTGGCGGATATCGCCAACGCAATTGCTGCGGCTGACTGCACGGATCTTGCCACAGCCATCACGTTGGCAAATGCCGCAAAAACAGAGTATGCTCTTCACATTGCCAACGATGGAGGAGCATATCATACTGTTTCTGATAGCGTGAACGTGGTCACCGCTCCGAATGCCACAAACCTTCGAAGTTTGCTCATCTTGGCGTATGAGCTTAAAGCCAAGTATAACACGCACATTGTCAGCACTGTTTACCACATTGGCGGTGGCGACGTTGTCAACGGCGAGACCAACTCCATTTCGGAGCTGATTGCCAAGTCTGGGCTCGGCGCGAATGCTGGGATGCTCGCGCTTTTCTCCGAGGTGGACGATGTCACCTCTTCTGTCACTGTTGGAATTGGAACGGCAAACGCAAAGCTCGGATTTACGAACAACTCGTCAGCTTCGCGACACCAGCCAACTTCTGCTGATATAGCTGGAGCTTTGAACGCCAACGCGTCGTTCATTGCTCTCGCCGCTGCGTGGTCGATTGCGGCTGCTGGTCTTGGATCGTTCTTGCTGATCGATTCTTTGACCACAGGGTCGACTTCGACTTTGTCGTTCAGCAGTGCGACCAACACAGTGTTTGTTGACGACACCGGCATCGGGATTGTTCCTGGAACGAGCGGCGATGTCGGAGAAGCGGCAAAGAGTGGATATATCGTCACTTCGTCTGCTGGAGCTTCAGGCTCTTCTGGAACGGGAATCCCCGGGCAGACGTACACCGACGCCGTCACTGGCCTACGGTTCACGATTTTGCCTCTTGCAGTTGGGGACTATGCTAGCGGCGGCAGTTTCACCATGCTGGTCGATTCCACGTTCATCTGTGACGCCAACCTTCCTTGGAGGGCCATTCCGGGCGTGGAAACCACTGTGTTCAACACGACAAATGTGGGAACTGACAGCACAGCGATTTTGTCTACGTACAGCAGAAGCGGCACAGAGCCTCAGATCGGCGACGTGTACTACGTGTCGTACGATTACGCAAAGACGGATCTGACCACGGGTCTCTATCGAGATCTCAAGAAGATTCAGTCGAATTTCGGTCTTCCTACTCCGAGCAATCCGCTTTCGCTTGCAGCTCGTTTGGCGATGCTCAATGGCTCGGTGCTTGTTGGTCTGAAACAAGTCGTCAAGGCTGCAAACTCCTCACAGGCTTCTGTGGCTGCTTACACTGAGGCCATTGACGAACAGCGGAAGCCGATTACTGGAAACGTGAAACCTGACGTCATCACGCCTCTTGTGACTGACCCCCAGGTGTTCGCTTTCTTGAACCAGCACTGCGTGTTCATGAGCGCTCCTCGTCAAGAAGGGGAGCGTATCGGGGTTGTCGGTCCCGCTGCGGGAACGAGTTCGCTCGGCGTTCAGTCGATCTCCAAGGCTTTGCTGTCAGAAATGATGGTTGTGGCCTACCCCGACGTTTACGTCATTTCGATTGTGGACGAGCAGGGAAACTCGATTGACCAAGTTGTGGACGGATCGTTCATGGCGGCCGCGCTCGCAGGAGCAAGCTGCAATCCGTCTGTTGACGTCGCAACTCCGTGGACGCGCCGGTCCATCATGGGCTTCAAGCGAATTGGACGCGTTCTTGACCCGACAGAGGCCAACCAGGTCGCTGTTGCCGGCGTGACGATATTGGAACAGGTGGACGCCGGAATCCGTATTCGCCATGGTCTCACGACCCGCATGGACACGGTCATCACCAAAACTCCGTCCGTCACTCTCATCATTCATCATGTTCAGCAATCGATGAGGGAGGTTTTGGACCCGTTCATTGGGCAGAAGTTCTCATCCTCTTTGCTCAAGTCCGCAGAGGGTGTCGTAACTGGTTTGTTCGGGAACATGATCTCCCAGCAAATTGTTGCCACTGTTGCTGGAATAGCGTCTACGGTTGACGAAACCGACCCCACTGTCATGAGAACCGAGTCGATCTACGTCCCGGTTTTTCCGCTTGAGTATATACTTAGCTCGCTCAACATTCGCATACGCAGTTGATCTTGACTAGGACCGTTTTCCTTGGTAGAGTTTTTTCATGGGCTCTACAACACCAATCCTCTTCTGAATTCATAGAGCGCATGCGGGAAACCCATGAGAATCGGCTTGGCGTTCATGTTGACCAAATAGCTCTTGCAGAGTTGGAGTAACTTTCGCACGATCGTCCGTATGTTGTTCGCCTTCGAGTGGGGTGGCTGAACAGCTCGGAGTCCATTTTTGGCAGCCAAGAGGCTTGCGAAGAAACTATTTTGAGGTGTATGATTTTGCATGGGTCATGCTCAACAGACAGAATTCATCTGTGAATTCTGTCTGTCCCCGTTCAAGTCTACACTCAAGTCTGTCAGTAGGACGTCATCTATAACGTGCGGCAAGTGTCGCTCTCTTGCGGCAGCGTGGACGCTGACCAAAGCAGTCGGCGACAAGCACCAGTTTTATACGGACAGGCGGCGGCCCATCAAGAGCGCCGTTGATGATGACGCCACTAAGGCTGAGTACGGATACTCTGCGCTGGACTTGGGGTCAAACTCCGTCAAGAAGGTTGTGGCAAAATGCGATTTTTGCCGCTCGATGTTTCACACCAGCTTATGTATTGTCAATCGCAAACCAGTCACGGCCTGTAAGAGATGTGATGCCACTGCGTCGCACTATGCCAAGTCTAAAAGCACAGAAGACCCGCACGAGTACTGGAAGTCCCATCGCCCGAAGTTGGACTTCTTGGATGTGAACACTGAGGCAACCATGTCCAAATTCGGGTACTCTCCGCTCGAACTTAACCTGTTTACGACTAAGAAAATCGTTGCTGTTTGCGCTTATTGCAAGACGGATGTTGTGCTTGCGATGTCCAAGTATGCACAGCGCGCTGGAAACGTTGCATGTCCAAAATGCATTAGGAGAAAAACTGTCAAGACACTGCAAACCAAATATGGTGTAAGCACGACACTGGACATCCCATCAGTGCAGCTCAAGCTTGCCAACCCGAAAACAGAACAAATCGTTGAAACAGTCCTCACTGGTGTTTATCAGGTTCCGTTCCAGCGAAATGTTGAAATTGGTCCGTATTCATTTGACTTTTACATTCCATCGTGTGACCTGTTGATCGAGTGCCAGGGGGACTATTTTCACGATTTCAAGAAGAATGGTTACGCCGGGACTCCTCAGGATAGGGCTAAATCTAGCTACATAGAGAGCCATACCAGCCATAAGCTTATATGGTTATGGGAGCATGAATTGCATATGGGGAGGATCCGGAAGGTTCTGGACTTTCATATTGGGAAAGTGTTGGAGCCCCCATTGCGTGTCGATCTCCATCGCTTGACGTTTCAAAGCGTGTCAAACAGTGATGCCCACTCTTTCTTGGCACAATTTCATTATTTGGGGAACTTGGGCACGGTCGCTTCTTGTTTCGGTGCCTTTGACGGGGGCACTTTGGCGGCCGTGTGCGCATTCGGCGGGGTAACCAGACAGCAGTCCATTCAGAAAGTGAATAGATGCGTTGGGACCAATCTCGGACCAAAGCAGCTAAGGGAGCTGCGCCGATTCTGCATTCGACCCAACGTGTCAGCTAAAAATATGGCCAGTTATTGCTTGAAACGTTTTCTCGACCTGTGCAAGGCCGCTTTTCCAAACGTCGACGCCGTGCTCAGCTTTTCGGATCCTACGGTCGGAGATATCGGGACCATTTACAAAGCGTCAAATTGGCGACAGCTTCCGGATGCTGTGAAATCGTACTATTACACAGACCCCAAAACTGGTAAGAGGGTTCACAAAAAGACTGTTTGGGACATGGCTCGCAGCGCCCACATGACGGAGTATCAGTTTGCGGCTAACACTGGGCTGCTAAAAGCTGAAGAATTGCCAAAGCAGGTTTGGCTGAAAATTATGTGACAGATCAGCATAAACTGAAGAGTTAGACTTATACTACAGTAGCTTTATGGGATCAAACTCGCCACGCAACTGTGACGACACAATGGGGGCATCATGACACTCATACATCTGATCATAGTATTGGTCGTAATCGGTCTGCTTCTGTGGGTGGTGAACAGCTTCATTCCCATGGATGTAAAGATTCGGAGGATTCTGAACGTGGTTGTGATCATAGCTGTGGTGCTATGGCTGTTGAGCGCGTTCGGGCTGTTTGGATCGTTTGAGACGATTAGAATAGGAAAATAAGTGCTTACTGCGCGCAAAGTGCTTTAACGTTCCTGACCTGTCAAAAACGGGACTTCTGCGAGCTTTTCACGCAACTTGTCTCGTTCCTTCAGCACAGTCTTCAGTTCGTCAACCACGCGGGCATAGTCTGCCGCTTTTTCTTCCATCGTCATGATGTCCGGCACAGGCAAGCCGTTGTTCCATACGAGAAGCACCGGGAAGTTGAATCTTTCCCAGACGATCGGAAACATTGCCTTTGCCATTTGAACCATCTCATCGAAGTTGAATATTCCCCGCGCGAAGAAATTGCTGTTGCATCCCCCTCGTATGTCTTCCGATCGGTCCCAAAAGCACAACGCCGTCCATCCTTCTTTGTGGTGCAGAGCTGCGTGGCCCTGAATTTCTTGTCTCCTAGGATACATGTCCTTGCCATGTAAGTTGCAACCGGGCTGAAGCACGCCGTCAATCTGATCCCACGGGAGCTTCTGACGCTCTGTGTGCCCAGCGTGGTCCCCGCGCGTGTTCCATAGATAATGGCCACCACCCGTGTCCGTCCAGCACCCGAAGTACAGGAAACTTTGAGATGAAACATAATTCATGATTTTCCCTACGTTTTCGCGCGGTTACTGGGTTTTCGTATGGGTCAGAAACCGCGCGACACCCGCGTCGGGCTCGATCGGAGACTCCGGTCCCGCGCAAGCTAACAAATGGCCCTGAAACGTTATGGCCTCTGAGTCAAGATTAAATAGAGCAACTGGCTCCTCTGTCGGATTTCCATACTCCGGAGTGACGGTTTTCATCAGACACCACGCCTCTTCCATTTCTTTGCGACGGTTGGCGTCCCAAGGGTGTACAATCCGCGCCATGCGATAAGTAATCTTAGCTTTCATTTATCTTTCGGAATACCCATGGGAACATACGGGCCGTGCCCCAACCGTCTGTTATATTCCTGCATGGCTTCAACCCAGCTTCCTGCTTCGAACTCAAAGAGCAGCTCCGAGTCTTTGCTCATGAAACCATCAGCGATTAGCTTCTTGACGTTCTCTTCAGTCGTGAGCTGTACCCCACCCTCTTCGCCATCTTTTGCGTAGACAAAGTTGTGACAGACAAACTTGACCATGCCTTTCGCATTCTCTGGCCAATAGGGGATGTTGCTCATACTACTTCTTTTGGATTGGCACTCAAGCCATGTTTGTTGGCAGCTAGTTCAGATATTTAAACATCAACGCTTGGACTGCTTCGGCTGCTTTTTTCCTCTGGTCGTCGGTGCCGAATGGAAACTCTTCCATGATTCCGGCTTTTGGCGATTTCACGATAGCAAAAAAAATTCCGTCGTCGTTTCTCACAATTTGGACGACAGTCGGAAACTTGCTCATTCCCGTGTCAACTTCTCCTGTTCCTGAATATATGCAGTGGTCAACTTGTCGCTCAGTCACATTGAATGGCAGACTTTCAACAAATTCCCGCACATCCGAGAGCATTTTCAGTCGGTACATTTTTGCTACAATTTTCGGGGTCATGCTTTGGTTTACTCGAAAACTTCTTGGATTTTCACCATCATGTCCACTTGAGCTTCGCCACCGTCTCCGCAAGCTCTGGGTATGGATCTTGTCCGCTGTCTAGCACCATGGAAACGTATCTTGAACACGCCTTTTCTGCCAGTTCTTTGGAATCAAACGGACCCAGGGCGCTGCTCCAGACTTCATCAGAAAAGTACCACCCATCGTTTTCCTCAAAAATAGGGTTCCCAGTTTTCACCGCATCGTTAAAATTCATCATCCCTCCATGACTTCTGTTATTTTCAAGAGCTCAATCATTTTTTCCGCGTGCCTTTTTTGTCCTTCATACTTTTTGAGGAGTTCGTTTCTGACCTTGTCAGGAAGCGTTTCGACAATGTCGTATCCGCAATAGTATCGTTCTGACATCGACAGCCACGCTGGAACGAGCTCATGGGCTGTGTCTTCCAATTCGTTCTTTGACGGAACAAAATCATGCCAAAAATACTTGACATCGTCTTTTTCAGACGATCTTGTTCCGCTCCAAAAGGCAATCCATGGCATGGCGTAATCTTACACTAGCATAAACCTCTTTTGTTGAAAGTTACACATGGGTTCCATGAACAAAATTTCGGCATATCTTCAGTCTTTGCCTGTCAAAGAGTACAGCATACCAGGTCAGATTGCCGGGGCCGTAAATTATTTCTTGGACAGTTTCTTTAGCAAACAGGCTGAGTTGACTGCCCGAAGCATGGACGATTCTCCCGTTGACCCAAATACGCACGTCAAAGAAATGTGGATTGGGTGTGAAATCCATAAAGCTGTGTCGTTGAATCGTGCGTACCCGTTTTTTGCGAAAGCCAAAAACGCGTGGGCTTTCGCAAAAATGTTTGAAGATGGTCGGTATAGCGTCGTTCCATTTTTGGACACATACAAATGGAAAAATGCGGTGAAGAGTTCGTATGAATACCGAATTCAGCAAGAACCAGTTCAAATAAGTCAGACTTCTTCTGTCATGCTTCCGGTTTTCGGAACGTTTTTCGTATCTGACGAAACTGGGGCAAAAATAATCGTCAAGGTGGACTTTGGACATGAATTTAACGCCTGCACAGTTGTTGTCATGGCTTCTCCAAGCGCAAAAATGTCAGCGGAAAAGTTTTTGCGCAGTCTCGACATGAGCATTGAAGAAAACGACATATACTATAAACAATGTCTGACGTTTTTGCGCGGATTCCTCGGATTTACTTCGATTCGCGACACTGAATGGAACGATATTGTTCTAAAACCAGGGGTCATTCAAGAAATTCGCGACAATTCCATAGGCGTTATCGAAAACATGGATAAGCTTTCGGCCATAGGCATGGTTCCTAGCCGAAACATGATTTTGATCTCACCTCCCGGGATGGCAAAAACAACAATATTCAGGGCAATATCTCATGAGACTGAACAAGCCACGCGCATTTGGTGCACTGGGAAATCGATCCAAGACGCGTCAGACGTGACATCGCTGTTTGAAGCAGCGCGGTCTTTGGCTCCATGCATAGTTTTTATCGAAGACATGGACCTGTTCGGAAGAAACCGGGGGCAGCTTTCTGGACACGAAAGCCATGTGTTGAACGAGTTTTTGGCTTGTCTTGACGGGATGCACCAAAACTCCGGCATCATCATTATGGCGTCGACAAACGACATCCAGTCCATGGATGAAGCTCTTGTTGACAGGCCTGGAAGATTTGATGTCAAAATTGAAATCCCGCATCCAGACGAATTTGACAGGAGCAAAATGCTCTCTTTGTTCCTTTTGCGCGTGAACGCTAAACCAGACTCGTCAGTGACAAAAGACACGCTGAAAACTGTTGTTGACATGACTGACGGGCTGACGGGGGCCTATATCAAAGAGCTTGTCAACGCCACCGTGATCCGCGCAGTTGCTCGAGGAAATTTTGTGAAAGGTGGCGTTTTGTTTAGCGCTGACGATTTGAACGCTTCTGCTGAACAAGTTGTGCGAAACTACAAAATTGGGAGGGCTTCGCGAAAGAAAACACAGGCTGAAATCGTGGTTTCTTGAGTTTTCAAAGCCTTATGACTCAATAACTGAGAGGTCTGCTCATGAACGAAAACTTGGTTCGAGAACTTGTTGAATCCGTCAACCGATTGGCCGCCACCAATCCAGTCAACCACGTTGTCAGCAAGCGCGTCCAGGAGGTATTTGCTTTGACGAAGCAGATACGGACCGCTTTGGAGCCAGTCAGTGAACGTCAGGTGGCCCCTGCGCACAGTGAATTTGTTGTCGACAATCCGCCGGTCGACGCGGTTGTCGAACAGATCGATCAAATGAGAGCCTCCGCGGTGCGCCCAGCAACGAACTACGGCCGCATGGTTGCAGTTCTTGATGGACTTCGCCACGCTGCGCTTTTGGCCCAACGGCCGCAAAACGCAGCCGTGCGTCCCCGCATTTCAGCGATTGTCAGCAAGGTGGCTGGAGTGTTCAAGGACATTGACACTGTGCAAGATTTGGACAAGCCGCTCGAACAGATCGAAAAGGCAGTCCATTCTTTGTACGGCAATCAGTCAAGCAATAGCAGCTACTACTTTGGACGACGCGGGAAGGGTGGCCACGGCGCCCCGGACGTTGGCTAGCCATCAGTCTTTTTTTTGCGATGTTTTGTTGATGTCGCTTCTTCAAAAACTTGGAAAGTTGCGTTCTGACCTCGCGCAGGCAGCCCAACTTGTTGTGGACGAGTGGATTCAAAACGAAGAAGGCTTCAATGAAGACCTCGGGAACGGTGGCGTCTGCGATCTAGTGTCTCAGGCCATGGCCGACGTGATTGGAAACTCTGTTGTTGACGTTGACATCGTGGATGGAGGGCACGACGGCGACGATCATGCGTGGTTGATCATTGTCGACAACGTGGAAGCTGTCGGGGTGGACATTCCTCCGGGCGTCTACGAGACTGGCGGCGGCTACTCGTGGAAGAAAATTGAAAACGTCGAAATTGAACCGACAGATGTTGTTTTGTGGAACATCGACAGGAGAGACATCGTGGCTAGCTCTTCATTTGACGTCAAATTGGTGAAACACCTGGAATCGTCGAGAGCCGATCGTCTTTCTTTCATAACGGTTAAAACTCACACTTCGTCGAAGTGGGCTTATGAAGGAAAGTTCTCCTTTCAAGGACGGACTTATGATGTGAAGATCAAACCTGATGGTCAGGGAGCGGTCGTTTATCAAAAATCCCCTAAATGCTTGTTTGCGAAAGATGGGGACGAGTGGTTTTTGCAAGCAGGCAGCAAAGCCATATTTGATACGGCCATGAGCCATTTGAGAAAAAACAAGATAGCTTCTGACTCCGATGATATAAGGCTTCAGCCAGGTCCGGCTTTCCATCTTCAACCAGACGGGACCTGGCTGGTGGAAAATGTGCCGCCAGCCATGGCAAAGGACGCCCGTTTCTCGGGCTTTTTGGCCATAGAAGGGTATTGGTGCGCGGTTTTTGAGCTGAATGGCGAGGAATGGGCACAGAAGGCCGCCGGAGACGTGCCGGAAGCAGAAGCTAAGCTGGCATCGATTGCCCGTCGAGTGGCGGGAAATGTGCGTCACATCGGTCCGGGCAGCTATGTCACCTCGCACATGTTGGAAAGGATCGCAGGTCGCATCGCTGTTTAAAGCCAATAGATGAATTTGTGTTTCCCGGGAGTTTGTATTTTCGAAAGCGCCAGATTCGCCGCATACTCCTTCTCTCGCATACCTCTTCTTTTCGCAGCGTTGTACAAAGTTTTTTTATTGACTTCGTCGCCAGTCTCTGAGCGATAATAATACGATTTCGCCCCAGTTCCGAGAAATTTCCAATTTGAGGCTTTATACAATCCTCCAGTGTGACCGTGTGCGGGGTCCGCAAAAGATACCAAAGCAGTGATGTTTGGTTTCGTTTTCTTTATGGTTTGAATGACTGTTGACATTATTTTTGAGCCAAGGTTTTCTGCGGCTGCGCCCGGAACTATCAAAAATCTGTCAAGCTCAAGAACTTCAAACTGTTCCAATCCTTCCGATGTGGCCACTTCTTTGCGCACCACTGGAGAAAACTTCACCACAGCAATAATATGGTTGTCGGGCATGACAACCTGGTAAATAACGGAGGCGGCACGTCCGAATCTGGCATAATGGTATTTGTTGAGAAGCTGTTTGCACGCTGTCGTGTCGCCCACAGCAACTCGAATGTTGTTGATGTCCACATTGATCTGCTGGTGTTCTTCATCAGGGCCGCCACTGTTGGTTGTGGACATGGCTGCTAGCATTTTGCGTCGCAACGTTCTGATTCTATGGCAACAGGCGCATACCAGGTCGCATTTGGCTATCTCTTGTTTTATGGCGTCTAAGCTGCGATTTTGCAAATTCGCCACATTGCACGTTTTGCCACCCTTATGGTCAAAGTCAAACACCCAATATCTGAATGTCATTCCACAGTCTGCGCATGTTTTGTTGTCTTTCTGAGAAATTATATATTCTTTGCCTAAACGTTTTTTGCCTGACGCTCTTCTCGATGACGCATACTTGTTGTTGCGCTGTCGCAAGCAGCGTTTGCAAAAACTGTGTCTATATCCTGTTTTTAGAAGAGTGAAGTTGTCTTCATGCTTGGTGTCGTGGCATTGGGAACATGTTTTGCGAGCACACCCTTGAACGATCGGAACATCCTCTACTTCCTGGTGTTCTCTGCGGTTTTTTAGAACTGGTATTTTGTGTTCTTCCTCGTGAGTCACATCTCGATGGCAGTTAGCACAGATCAACACACATTTTGCCACTTCTTGATCAACTCTAGACTTGCTGCGCTGATACAACTTGGAAACTGCCATAATTTTATTGTTTCTATCTATGTGGTGAAAGTCCATGGCGCATGCTGGATACTGGCCCCCGCATCTGGCACATTTTGACTGTTTGTGTGACGCAATGAACCTGGACGATTTTTGAAAAGATCGAGCAGATATTTGGTTGCTCACTGTCGAATTTTCATGTCTCCATTTTTTCGTTTGCTGATTGATGCAGGTTCTGCATGTCATGCGTTGACCGTAACTAGGGCAGAAATCTTTTAACTTCTTTTCATCGCCGCATTTTCTACATGTTTGCGGATCATCAAGATGCGCCAACCTGAACGTTTTCCATTGGTTGATGAGGAGCGCGTCGGACCGTTTGCGCGCAAGTTTTTGTGACTCTGTCCTTTGTCGTGGCATGATTTATTTTACGTTTCTGATAGGGTGATCAGAATAATTTGATCATTTATTGCAATTTTGATAGAGCCAACTTTGTTAGGAGCTACTAGCCATGCGACAACAAGAATCCCCCGACTCGATATATTGGAAGGGGGCCGCCCCCCAAACGCGCGTTGCTTTGAGTCAGAAAAATCGCGTGTTTTCCAAACCGTTTGGCGCCAAAACAAAGTGGTTGCAAGTTGGCGTTTTGTCAACTTTTGACTGGTCTGAGTCCAGAACCATTGACCCGGTGCGCGGCGTTGGCTTTGGGGACCGTGTTCAGGAGCTTGTCCCGAGCGTGACTGAGCCAGCGACGCTGACGTTGAACCGAACTCTGCTATACACTTCTGGCTTGATGCAGGAGCTTGGATACCGAGGGGGAGTTGATGGTCTTGTCAGATCTCTTCGTCATCACAAATGGCCATTCGACATCATGTCTGAGTTGGTGTTTTCTGAGTTGGTGACGAAGGGCGGACAATTGGCTCCGTTTGCGCAGGGTGTTCCTGCGCAAACTTCCGCGCTGGACTCTCAGGCGTGTTTGACAACATTCTTCCAAGGATGCTGGCTCAACAATATTTCCATCAGTTTTCCGGCAGATTCGGCCATTGTTTTGGAGAATTGTTCAGCCACTGCCATGGACATCACTGACGGCGTCAGCAACGTGCCGCAGTTCTACAACGATTCGATTCAGTCCGGAAACAGTCCGTTCATCGCTGATGAAGGCGGGTCAATTCTGTTTACTGGCTCCAACGGTTAGCCCATCTAGCGTCTGTTTTGCCGGTAGGGTTGACGTGAACATTCAACCCGGTTGGTAAAGCATGGACGAAAATTTTTTCAGTCAACTTGACGAGGCGCTCACTAGCGTGGGCGCCGACAAATATTGGGAACGAAAGATTGGGGACCACACAGTTTGGCTTTCCCCGGTTCCGTTCAACAGTCAGCACAAAATCAATGAGCTGTTGACGAATGAAAGTCTCGGGTCAAATGTGATCGCAGAAATCAAGCGCACTACAATTTCATACGCAATTGTTGGGTTTGACGGGTTTGACTTGCGTCCATACAGGAATGAGACTCCACAGTTTCCTGTGTTTGACCATCGAGAAAAGAAGAGTGTGAAAGTCGCTCTTCACAAGTATTTGTATACCAAAATGGGCGAATGGGGAACAGAGTGGGTAGACTCTGCGTTTGCTGTTTTTTCCGACATTCTTGAGTCCATCAGGAAGGAAAATCTGAAGGAAGTCAAGTTTGAGAACGCAAAAGATCAGAGAGAAGAGCTGGCTGAACTGGAAGAAAAGGTTCATGAACTTCGTTTTGAGCTTGGCATGCCGAGTCTTGTTGAAATGAAGGATGAAGACGAGGAAAAGCCTGAGAAAAAACCCAGGGAAAAGCCTGAAGAAAAAAACGAAGTTGAAGAAGAACCGGCGTTCAACCCGTTCCGAAAACTTCCGACCTCTGCTCCTGAGGCTGTTCCGGTCAACGTTCCCGCACGTGTTCCGAGTGTTCCGAGTGTTCCGAGTGTTCCGACGGCAGAAGCTTTCGCCAAATCTTTGCCGATTGAAGGATCTACGAGCAGTCCAGACAAGCCATACGTCGTTGGACAAAACAGTGATGTGATTGAACGGCGCCCAGTAAAAGAATCGAATCTGGCCATTCAGATAGACCCAGTCCATCAAAGCGTAAATCCTAGATTCAAATCGGGGTGATCATGGACGGCGCGAATAGTGTGGACCCAACTAAGCGCCGCATTCAGATAAAAGTTCCTGAACTTTATCGGGATGTAGACGAGAAAGTTTGGAAAGACTTGGAGGAATACCTGTTTACGGGGTTTCTCTCAAGTCCTGCCAAATTTCTCAATAGGGATTTTGTATTCAAGACCTTGAATCATCAAGAAATTAGGAACATTTGGCATCTGCGTCGATCTGCGGACCCTGAAAGGTCTTTCAAAGCTGCTTTCATAGCTTACAGTTTGTTCATAGCAATGGGAAGGAATGTGCTTCACAAGCGTCCTGATTATATTGAAAAACTTATTGAGCTGGTTTCAAAAATTCCCTCCGCGTATCAAGACAAAATTGTTGACAATTTGAATTTTCTCAACAAGCGAGCGAACAGGCTATACCCACTTGTTGAGGTGTACGCGCATGAAAATAGATCTCGCTACAGGTGGTTGTATCTCAAAAAGCTTCCCGTCCACTCTGTGGAAGCCACCGGAATCCCTGGAACTGTTGAGCTGGGAATGAACTATTGTCAACAGACATGGATGGCGATGAACGAGGTCATAGATAGAAAAGAAGAGGTGGAAGTTTCTTGGAACCACGCGAAGTTTATCGGATCGTGCTTCGCTGGAAAAGGAATGATTTCTATCGACGAACAAGACAAGGCTCGTCGCAGTCGCGAGCAGCAGGAGCTTGAGGAGAACAAGATGAAGGTTCTCCGCGAATACATTGCCGTGTCTGAAGGTAGAGATCTCGTGTCTGACGAGGGGACTGTTTCTCTTCCGGATGGGAGGCGCGCAGTGGTTGAAGGGCGCTTCAAGGCCGAGTCCGTGGAGGATCTCGCAGACCAGCTTTCGTCTGCTTTGTCAGGAGAAAAAGACTGGCATGACAAAGTTGTTGAAGAGCACTTTCGGCGCGCGAAAGAAGCTCAAGAAAGCTATCGCAGCCAAAGCAGGAAGCTTGCGGCGGCGTCTCGAATCGTGGACCCCGGCAGGTCAGCCACTGGAGGCGCTCGAGTCTTGAATCGCGAAGACGCAGACGCCTATGTTCAAAGAATGCAAGCTTTGATGATCCGCCCCGTTCAGGAGCCCACGCACCCCCCAGACATGGACGCCGATCGCTCAGACATGAGAAACAAGCAAAATGGCTGACAAAACTACTCTATCAATTGGCGTACAATTCGTATCTGACTCGACGTCCATATCGACGATAAATCGAGAAGCTGAGAAGCTGCGGCGTGATCTTGACAAAAAGCTTCGTGGGGTCGAGGTAAACTGGAAAAAAGTTGCGAAAAGCGCAACTGCCGCCACTAGTGAAATTAACGCCATATCGGATTCAGCTGCTGTGTTCGCAAAAAAATTGAGCGCGGCGACAATAAGTAGTGTGGGTCATTTGAAAAAGCTGGGGGACGAGTTAGACAAAGCAAAACATGATGCGGAAGAACTTGCAAAAGTATATAAAACAGCTGAGGCTGGGGCTAAAGAAGGCATCGCTGCTCAAATGGATAAAGCTGCGGAAGCCATTTCTGACTTGACCCACCAAATAGACATGGAGCGTATGGCAAGGCACAAGGAAGTCAAAGAGCTGGAAAAAGTTGTGAAAATCCAGCAAAAATATCAGAAAAGAGTCAAAGACGCCATACAGTCCGACTCGGGCATGTTTGAAGGCGCAAAAAACAAAGTTTCCGGGGGAAGTTTCAAGGGCTTGTTGGGAGACTTTGGCGCCGGCATAAAGAAAAGTCTCATGGGTGGTATTGCTCGTAGAGGGGAGGCCAAAGCCGCTTCTGCGAATCTTGCTGCTGGTGGAGGAGAAGCCGGAATGGCCGCATCGGCGTCCGAGATCGCCAAAGCCGGAAAGATGCTTGGCTCAGCCGCGTTGGCTCTCGGCGCAGCTGTGGCCGGATTCTCTGCGTTCATAGCGCTTGTGAAAGCGGCAAGCGATCATATGACTGGGTTGAACAAAGCTCTCATTGGTGGCATGGGGTATGCGAACGATTTCGTCAGCGACGCGAAGGGGTATCGCGGGGTTATGGACGAAATGCGCGGCGCAGCAATAAATTCCGCGGGAGCCATGCTCAGATTTGGGAAAAATTCCAAAGACACAATGGAAATAATCAATGCGTACGCGAAGGAGTCTACTGGGTCCTTGATCAAAACCAGAAACACAATGGTGGATCTCGGGGGAAGCGTTGAATCTGGGATGCAGGAGTTTGCTACGAATGCCATTGTGTATGGGAAAGCTTTAAACATGGAGGCTGCCGACACAGCCGCCATGATGGGCAAATTTCAAACTGAAATGGGCTATGGTGCTAACCAGGTTCAGGACCTCATGCAGGACGTCGTCAAATCAGCTGCCACGGCTAGCATGCCGATGTCCAAATTCATGGAAATTTTCAAATCAGTCACGCCAGATGTTGAACTTTATCGAAACCGTCTTGAAGAGCTCACTGGAACAATAAAGCTTCTGTCGAAAACTATGAGCCCTCGAGATGTCCAGCAGTTCATGGACGCGTTCAAAAAAGGATTTGGCGGAACTGATTTCAAGCAGAGGTTGAAAACTGTTTTTGTGGCTGGGATTGGAAACGTGAACAAGGTTCTGGAGAAGGGGTTTAGCTCCAGAGCTGACACTATGGCAAAGAAATTTGGTGTTAGTCAAAAGGAGTTTCAAGCAGCTTTCAAAGGCGGGGAAAAGGGCATGGCTGCCATGGTCAACAAGTTGCAAGCTCAAGGCAAACAGCTTTCCGGAACAGACATCGGGGAAGCCATGAAGCTTGCTTCGTACGAAGGGACTCGTCAAAAAGGCGGTCCATTGAACACGGCCACGGCGCTTCGCGGCGCGAGCATGGGTGAAACTTATCAAATCCTGAAGAAGATGAGCCAACGCTTCGGCACCGGGTTTGATGGATTGAATGAGCACGTTATCGCTCAGCTAGGGATTAGTGAGCAACAATATTTGGCTATGCGTCAAACAAACCAGTCCATGCAAGTTTGGAGCGATCAGATACAAAAGACAGGAAGAACTAGCAGCAAGAGTTTGAACGAAGGAATCGCAAGGAGGATGATGGCTCAAGACGATAAGCTAAAGGACAACAATGAAGCCCTGAAAGCTTTCGCAAAAATGAGCGGAGAAGATCAGGAAAGAATGCTTTTTGAAGCTTCTGCTGAGCATGAAGAGAACATGGGGAAACGGGTCACGATGGAGGATCTCACCCAGGAACAGGTGACAGCCACAACCTCAATCAGTGAAAAGATAACAAACGTCATAGCATTTCTTCTTGAAAAATTGTACAACGTTCTTCAGCCAATCCTTGACTTGCTTGACGACGTGTGGGGGTGGCTAACTGGGAACGACAATCAAAAAGAGATGATCAAGGAAATGAAGAGTTGGCGCGACGACTCGGTTGGCATGTATGAGAAAGCTGCCGAGGACTTGAGCAGAAAGGCTGCTGAAACGAAAGACCCAAAGAAAAAAGCAGCCATTGAACAGGAAGCAGCCAAACAAGGCGCACTTGCTGAAGAAATGCGAATGTTTGGAGAAAAATTTCAGGGCAACGTTAGATCTGGAACGTCTGGCGGAGACCTGGTAAAGAACATGATAAGCCCTGAAACTCTCGTCAAGAATCGGAAACAAATACTTGATATGATAACAAAGTCTCCAGACATCAGGAAAAGCATGGAGTTTGGGGACTCCGATGCTTTGGCAAGATTTAGGGACAAAGAATCTGGAAACGATCCCAAAGACCTTGATGTCATTTACCGTTTGTTGGGCAGCGGCAGAACAACAGCCAATGTCATGGCTCTTGGGAGAGACCAAGTTGCCAGTCAAAACCCTAGCGAAGAAGCAGCAAGAAAAGCAAAGTATAGGGGCGCCACCAAACGTGAAGGCACAAAAGAGTATGCCGGGCCAAAAAACATAGCTGAAAGAGAGAAGTTGCGTCTTGCTGAAGAAGCCTCTGACATAGACGAAATTTTTAAAAGGGACTATCCGGGCGAACCAGCAAAAACTCGTGCCGGGACAGAGATTTCCGCGCCAATTTCCGCGAAAACAAAAGAAACCACGGGCGTTGGCGCAGGAGATTCAACTGGCGCAAAAACAGCTTCAGTTGCGCCTAATCTTGAAAAAATGGTGGAGGCTTCAAAGACAACTTCCGAAACAAGCGCGTTGAATCTTGAAAAATCCGACTCCATGGTTGAAATCCTTGCCGCAATAAAAACTGCCACGGAATCAATCAACATCCAGTCCATGGGGATGTCTATGCATTTGGGCGACATCAAACAGTTTATGAAGGGCCCCGGAATTCATTTGAACAAGAGCCATTGGAAAAACGACTCTGTCGAAGCCATGCGCTCCATGTTTGACGAGGTTCTTGAAGAAGAACTCACCATGTTCTTGTTTTCTTTGATTCAGTTCATGGGGGAAGAAGGCGAAGCGAACAGGAAGCTTGTTATCGGGAGTGAAGGAGCTAGGGCAAAGCTCATCGGAAAAGGCGGCGGCATCAGCACTCTTGCTGGCGGGCAATTTACCAGTCTGGCCACGCTTGAGGGGAGGCTTCCTGATCCGTTGAAACTTGGTCACAGAGACTTCGGTGGAGACGTTCCCGTGACGGGCATGTATCGGCTTCAAAAAGGGGAAATGGTTACGCGAAGAGGAGAAGGAGACAAATCTGTAGCAATATCTGCCACCATCAATATCAATGGGGCGAATGACCCACATATGGTAGCGTCTATCGTGAGAAACGAAATATACAAGTTAGAAAATAAACACTAACGGAACGAGGATTGGTTTGGTAGAGTTTTTTCATGGGCTCTACCAAACAAGTTCGCTACACGATTTACTGCCACACTCACATTGATTCCAAGCGCTGTTACGTTGGTCTCACTAAAAAGACCATGATGCAACGTTGGAACAATCATGTTTTGAATGCCAAAAAGAAGTCCGGAAGAGGTTGCACACACTTCTGGAACGCGATTCGCAAACATGGCAAAGACGCGTTTTCGCACGAAGTGTTGGAAGTTTGCACTGACTTGGATCAAGCAAACCTGGCCGAAGAGTGGTGGATAAGAAAACTTGGTTCAAGAAACCCAGAATCCGGATTCAATTTGAAAAAAGGCGGGGCTCATACGCCGCATCCGATCAAAAACCCTTGGGATCGCCCCGGGTACCGGGAAAAGCACAAGGACGATATTTTGTCATGTCTGACGCTTGAAGCAAAAGCGAAGTCGAAGGCTGCTGCAGGGACTTTTGAAGGGCGCGCGAAGCGCAGTTCTATGTCCAAGGCCAGGTGGAAGAATTCGGAGTTCCGCGAAAAATGCTGCGCAGCGTCCAAACAGACGTGGTCCGATTTAGAAAGACGGTCCAAAATGTCTTTGACCCAGTCTGAGATATGGGAGAATTCGGATGTTCGTGAAAGGGCGTCGCGCGCCATAAAGAAAAAGTGGCAGGACGATGAATACCGGGCCGTTGTTTCGTCAGCTTCAAAAGAGTCGAACAACAGGCCGAGTGTCAAAGAAAAACTTCGTCAAGCAAGAGTTGGAAAGAAAGCTTCTGACGAGACAAAAGCCAAACTTTCAAACACAGTTAAACTAAGGTGGCAAGACCCGGCATATCGCGATCGAATGGACGAGGTTTTAAAAGAGAAACTAAACAACCCTGAACACATTGCCCGAAAGTCCGAATCTGCGAAAAAAGTTTGGTCTGACCCAGAATATCGGAAACGGCAGTCGGAGGCGCATCGAGGAAAGTCTCCCGGCCAGTCTACGCGCGACAAGTTGCGTTTGGCGAACGGGAAGTTCGAAATGGAGGGTGGAGAAATCATCGCTAAGCTGTGCGACAGACATGGTCGAGTTTTACCGGGTGATTTTAGTGTTCGCAAATTTGATGGTGGAAAAATCAGTGTTATATGTTTGCTTTGTTTTCGAGAAATGAATAAACTTCGTTTGACAACATAGCGGTATTATGAAAACGGACGTTTATCATGCCTTTGGCTCACATCCCATATTTCAAGCCGCCTTCGTCAAACGAAGCCTCTACTGTGAACAATGGGATCGGGAGACCCATGGTCTTCCAGGTAACGCAAGTTGGCACTCTTGAGCCTCTTTGGCCGTATGTTCTTGCTTTGCATGTGAACCCAAGTTCTTTGCAAGAACAGTTCACCAAAAACAAGAACGTCGCCATGACGCGCGGCGGTTTTGTTGAATTTGTGTGGCCAGACGATTTGGACTCCCTTTCTGCCGATTCCACAACCGGGGCGTTCATAGGCCCAGATTCTGGCTTGACATCAGACGGGGCCAACCCGAACTACATGATTCGGCGCGGGGCCCCGTCAACAAGAAGCTTTCGCGGAAGACACGGGACCATAGCATGGGAAAGGCATACAGATCTTCTTGAGCTTTTCAGATCAAATGGACAAATTTTTAGTGGCGGCGTTCCTGTTTTGCGCAGCCAAATCATGTGCATGTACGATCGCGGCATTTACACTGGTTGGTTCACAACATTTGAAATAGTGGAGACAGGAGACACGCCATTCCAGTTCAAGGTTTCCTGGGAGTTCAAAGTTACGCGCGTTGTGTATAAAGTGCCCGGGGTTCCTGAAGACGAGCCTGTCTTTGAACAAGTGTCAAACCCGATAACGCCCGGGAACAATCAAGAAACGCGAGATCAAGAAATTTTGGCCGAAGAAAATCAAAGCTACAATCCAAACCTCGACAAATTCGGTCTAAAAACCGGCGACGGCGTCACTAACTGGAACGCAAGCGATCAGCTCATAGGAACGAACAGCACAAATAACACAAACAGCATTGTAGTGGACCCTGATGTCCTCGCGGCAATGAAGCCTGTAAGCAGTCCGTCGTCAGAGTCGTCTCAACAAAGCTCAACATCCAACACCAGTTCCAGAACCAGCACTCCCTAAGAGCCATGCCATCTTTTTTACAGTTGCAAAACATCGCTTACGATTTGACGCAATATCTTGGCTTGGTCGGAACGCACCCGTCCGTGAAAACGGAGTCAACTAGCGACGAATCATTCGCCACATGCGTCACTTCTCAAAATTGGAAGCCGTTTATCGTCGGAATCATAGCGCCAGACAATCCGATAGACTTTGTTCCTGTCAGAAGAATAATGCAGGAAATTGAAAAAGCTGAGATGCCGCAGGGACAGCTTCCTGGGTCGGACGCCCCAACGTATGCCCAAGTGGACAAGGTGGCAAAGAAGGGAAAAAGCGCAAGCGCGAATGCGGGAAGCGTTGTGCCTATGGAGCACAAAAACGTTCCCATGGACGAGGTGATATCCTCGATTTCGAACGCTTGGGCTAAGCGCTCCGGGTCTCCACCGTCTCCAGAGCTGTTGGCTCTTCTTGTCGGGAATCTGTTAAACGAATGCTCCAGCACTAAGATGAAGGATGGAAAGGTAACTCTTCCAAACTCGATCAGCCCGCCAAACTACAACGCGTGGGGATACCATGACTCCGGAGCGAAACCCCCAACATATATGGCTCGCTGGAATGCTGAAACCTCCATGTGGGAAGACGGCAAAGGGAACACTTGGTTCGCCAATGGAGCTCAGGGTCAAAATGACGGAACCATCGGCATGCTTCGCGGAAAGCCCCCGAAAGGACAACTGTGGTTTGCTCCCCAAGATGGAAAATCGGATCTTCCTAGAGCTGGAGGATCAAAACCATCCAAAAAAGGTTCGTCGGCAGATGATGACGCGGGCAACGCTCAAAAGTTTTACGCATCTGTGAATCGTCCTGGCATGAGGTTTCTCGGCACAGACACGGAAGGAGGCGTAGTCTACATAAGCAGTTACAAAGCTTTTCCTTCGTGGGACAGCGCTGCCAACGAGTTTGTTAGATATGTGTACACAAGCTACCCAAACGTCAAAGATGCCACGACTCCCGAAGGATACAACGAAGCCATACAAGATAGGCAAACCAGAGGCGTTGAAGCGGGTGCTTTGTACAACTTCCACGACACGAGCGATAAAGTGAACGCCGACTATGTCAACGGTCTGAGAAGAGCTCAAGAGGCGTTCATAAACTATACAGAATCTCGGGGGACTTCTGGGATCAGCACTGGCGGGGCTGACGCCACAGACGATCCGAGCCAAAAAATCATGGCTTATGGCGCTTCTTTCGATCCTGACAATCCGTTGGAGCCCGCGTTTGGAAGAAATATCGTGGTGGATGAGTACCGAAGAGTTATGCTCTATAGCCAAATGAATGGAATTAAAGCTCAGCTGGAAGCCATGAGAAACATCCCTCAGCTTCTTCTTTTGGTGAATCCCCAAGAGTTCAAGAGAAGTCACGAGAACACAGTTGACTTTGGAGTAAAAACTAGGGTCGGGAACGTTGTCCACACATGGCTTGAACAGCCCATAAAAATAAGCGCAAGCGGACAGACAGCTTCCCAATTCGCGGTGTACGCAGACATGACTGGCGGTTTGACAAACTACAACCGCGTGCACAGCTTGAGCTATCGAAATCTGATGTCGCTGATGGCGCTGTATAAAAACAACGGCGCCCTATATGATTTTCCGTCTGGGACCGACAGCGGAACCGGTGGCAAGTTTGGATCAGTTGCTGGAGACGGGTCTGTCATGCTGACCGGAGCCGTTTTCATTTACTATGACGATCACGTGTACATAGGGTCTTTTGACAGTTTCAGTGTCACAGATGATAGCGGAAAACCCCACAACCTGGCTTACTCGTTTGCATTCACAGTTCGTCACGATATACACATTGACATAGGGGTCGACGCCCAGCTGTCGTCTGTGCTCATAAGCTAAGTGCCCATCTCTTTTTGCCCAGGTCCCAAATTTTGGAAAACCCTTGGTTTTCTCGCAATTGCGACTCCGTAAAGCCGAGACCGATCTCACTTTTCCGCTTTCTCATTGAAGATTTGTGGTGTCTTTTTCCATTTTTCACCCAATAGTAATCTGGCTTCACGTTTCCATCGATTGTAAACCCCAAACTTCCATACACAGACCCTGTAAACAGTCTGTTGTCGCTGAATGTGACAATCGATTTTGGATCGTATGATTGAATGAAAAACTTCATTACTTTAGCCCACCCACCATGCACAGTGTGAACCCCGTCTGAACACATCCTAACAAGTTCCCAGTCCCATTTAGACTGTCTTGTTGGTTTTTTGAAAGACGCACACGCCACGATTAGCCCATTGAATGAAATTCCGCAGTTCACATTTGAGTTTGACGGCCCAATGTAGTGGTGAGCTTCATAAAACGTGTCAGCGTCTACTCTGTCCATTTTGACGATTTGACATTTTGAAGCTCTGACTGGCTTCAGAACGGATGCGCCGACTCTATGCCTGATCAATGCGGAGATTATTTTTTGTTTTGACTTCCATTCGTCTTCGAATATCATCATGAAATTGGTTCCATTGACGACGGCATTTTCATACTTTGTCACGTCTCGTCTTTTTGAATCGCTGAATGAATGCCATCTTAAGCCATTGTATTCTATGGCAAAGTTTCTTGAAGGTATGAAAATGTCATACGTCATTGAGCCGATTTTTGACTCATTTTCCACATCAAGTCCCAACAATCTTATGAACTCAGTTATCTGTTTTGCTCCCATTGACACGCGGTTTGTTGAACACCCGCATGTCAGAGACTTCCCTTTCTCAATGTCTCCGAATCTCGGGCGGTATGTGTTCTTACACACCGGGCAAACGCATTCACTTGTTTTCCACCTGGATTGAAATGGTTCGAGCAGCTCCATTCCACCTCGTATGAAATCGTTCGGATCAATCGGACATTTTAGCCGCTCCAATTTTTCTTTATTGTCAATAAACCAGGTTTTGACTGAATCCGAGCATTTGCCGCACGATTTGTATTTGGATGACAGAACCGCGGAAGGCGGTGCCATCATTGTCCTGCCGCAGTCGCACATCCATTCAATTTTCTTGTTTGACCCCGGAAAAACATCTTGCGGAATTTTGATTGTCAAACTGCCGAATTTCTTTTTCTCCATTTCGTTGGCTAGGATGACGTTGCACCTTCCGCATGATTTAGCAATTCCATTAAGAACGTTGTCGACCCTCAGCATTTTTTCTCTTCCACAATCGCACACCCACCCGACTTTTTTGCTGGATCCTGGCAGGACGTTTTGCGGCGTTTTGACTCGAAGCTTGCCGAATTTCATCTCAGCAAGCTTTTCAGCGGGTATTTCATCACACCTGCCGCACGACTTGGACTGACCGCTCATGACGGTGTAGATTGTGTTGGCAGTTGTGCT